GACTACGAGTACCTGACCAACGGTGGAAACGCGGCGCAGGCCTACCGGGCCATCTACCCGAAGGCCAGCCCCGCGACTGCCGAGACCAACGGCCCGGCGCTGCTCAGGTCTGCTCAGGTAGCCCGGTTCGTGGCGGAGAGGCAGCGCGCCGCGGTCGAGCGGGTCGCCATCACCTCGGAGGTGAAGCTCGATCGCCTCCTCCTCGAGGTCAATCGCGTCGCCTACGTGGACCCCATCGAGGCGATGGACGAGCGCGGGGCCGCGCGGCCGCTGTCGGAGTGGCCTGAGGATCTGAGGCGCGCTCTCTCCGGGATGGAGATCGAGGAGCTCTTCGAGGACCGGCCGACGGGCGAGGTCGGGCCGAGGGGTGGCGTGCAGACCGAGCGCGTCCTGGTCGGCTACCTGCGCAAGTACAAGTTCCTGGGCAAGACGTCGGCCCACGACCAGCTCATGCGCTACCTCGGCGCCTACAAGGACCGGCTCGAGGTGGTGGAGAAGCCCTACCACGAGCTGGTGGCGGAGGCGGCGCGCGTCCGGCGCGAGCAGATCGCCGTCGCGGCCTCGGCGAAGGCGAGGGGCCGCTGATGCTGACCTCCCTGCTGCTGGCGCTGGCGCTGACGGCCACCCCGGTGCGCGGGCTGGCGCCCGAACTGCGCCGCCAGCCGCCGGTGGAGTTGGAGCGGTCGATCGCCGGCGACCGGCCGCCCATCGACCCCGCCATGGCGGAGGCCGTGGAGGCGCTGTCGGTCTGGTACGACGATCCGGTCTCCTTCGTGCGGGCGGTCTTTGGCGCGGAGCCGGACGCCTGGCAGGCGGTCGGGCTGCAGTTGACGGCGGAGAACCCGCGGGTCGGCTACTCGGCCTGCAAGGGCCCGGGCAAGAGCTGCAACATGGCCTGGACGATCTGGTGGTGGCTGGCGACCCGGGAGGACGCCCAGGTCATCTGCACCAGCATCTCGCTGCCGAACCTGCGGGACAACCTCTGGAAGGAGCTGGCGGTCTGGTACGGCAAGAGCCCGTACCTGCAGCGGGTGTTCGAGCTGAAGGGCGAGCGCATCGTCCAGCGGGAGCGGCCGAAGACCTGGTGGTGCGCGGCGCGCGGATGGGCCCAGGACGCCAGCCCGGCGCGCCAGGCCGACACCCTGGCCGGCTTCCATGGCCAGCACGTGATGTTCGTGCTGGACGAGGTGGGCGGCTATCCCGACGGCGTGGTGGTGGCGGCCGAGGGCATCTTCGCCAACGCGGTCGAGGCCAAGCTGGTGGTGGCCGGCAACCCGACCGACACCAACGGCCCGCTCTACCGGATCACCTCGAAGGACCGGCCGCGCTGGAAGATCGTCTTCATCACCGGCGATCCGGACGACGTGAACCGCAGCCCGCGCATCTCGCTCGAGTGGGCGCGGCAGATGATCGAGGACTGGGGCCGGGAGAACGACTGGGTCCGGGTCAACGTGCTCGGCCTCTTCCCCAGGGTGGCCTCGGACAAGCTGCTGGGCCCGGACGACATCAACACGGCGATCCAGCGCTCGGCGTCGCCGCGACACTACAGCGAGGAGCCCAGGGTGATGGGGCTCGACGTGGCGCTCTTCGGCGACGACCGGAGCGCGCTGACCATGCGCCAGGGCGTGATGGTCTGGAACCCGGTGGCCTGGCGCGGGCTCGGCCCCACGGCGCTGGTCGACCAGGTGGCGCTCATCGCCACCAAGCACCACCCGGACATGATCTTCATCGACGTCACCGGCGGCTACGGCCAGGCGGTCTACGAGGGGCTCGGCAAGCTGGGCTTCCCCTGCAGCGCCGTGGACTTCGGCGGCTCGGCCTCGCTGTCGCGCTACCAGAACAAGCGGGCCGAGATGTGGTGGACGGCAGCGGAGCACGTGAAGAAGTACGCCTGCCTGCCCAACGACCCGGAACTCGGCTCCGAGCTGACGCTGCCCACCTACACCTTCGGGACTTCGGGCAAGCGGACCACCTTCAAGATCCAGCCGAAGGAGGAGCTCAAGTCGCTGGGCTTCCCGAGCCCCGACAAGGCCGACAGCTTCGTCCTCACCTTCGCGGCCCCGGTGATGAAGAAGGACTGGGCCGGCCGTCGCGGCAACCCCGAGCAGGCACGCCAGGAGAGCGACTTCCAGCCGCTCGTCGGCTGACCGGAGAGACCATGGGCAAAGCCCCCAAGCCACCGCCGCTGCCGCCCGCCCCGCCGCCGCCCCCGGACCCGGTCAACGAGGCGATCCGCGCCGCGGCCGCTGGCGAGACCCGCCGCCAGGCCACCTCGGCCGGCCGCCGGTCCAGCTTCCTGACCGGGCTGCTCGGCGACACCACCCCGGTCCCCACCGCCACCAAGAAGCTCCTGGGAGCCTGAAGTGGCCGAGACCCCCCGCCAGCGCTTTGTCTCCCGCCTCGGCTCGCTGAAGCAGCTGCGGGCGCCGTGGGACGAGCGTTACCGGGAGATCGGCGACTACCTGCTGCCCTGGCGGGTCAGCTTCGGCGGCTCGGACCGGAAGAAGCGGGTCGCCTCCGACAAGATCCTCGACCCGACCGGAACCTACGCCCTGCGGACCTGCGCCGCCGGCATGAGCGCCGGCTTCTGCTCGCCGGCGCGGCGCTGGAAGCGGCTGGCTCCCCCGACGCCGACGCTGGCGCAGCGCGGTCCGGTGAAGGAGTACCTCTACGAGGTCGACCAGGTCATCGACTGGATCCTGCTCAGGTCCGGCTTCTACGGCGTGACGAGCGGCGCGACCTTCCCCGACCTCATCGCCTTCGCTACCCACGGGCTGCTGGCGGAGGAGGACCGCCGCACCACGGTCCGCTGGAAGCCGATGCCGGTGGGCCAGTACTGGCTCGCGGCCGACGCCGATGGCCAGGTGGACACCTGCTACCGCGAGTTCTCGCTCACCGTCTCGCAGATGGTCGGCGACTTCGGCCTCGAGAGTTGCTCCAGCCAGGTCCAGGACCAGTACCGGCGGGGGCAGTACGACGTCCCGCACAAGATCCTGCACGTGGTCGAGCCGAACCGGCGCGACGGCGAGACCGGCTTCGAGGGGCAGCGCGCAGGCCGCTGGGACTGGGCCGGCATGGAGGTCCGCTCGGTCTGGATGGAGTCCTCCAGCGGCGTGGGCAACGACAGCAAGTTCCTGCGGACCGCCGGCTACCGGGACTTCCCGGTCATCGCGCCGCGCTGGGGGCGCACCCAGCCGGAGGACGTCTACGGCACCGGGCCGGCCTTCGACGCGCTACCCGACATCAAGCAACTGCAGACCATGGTGCGCCGCAAGCTGCAGATGGTCGAGAAGCAGTCGTCGCCTGCGATGGCAGGGCCTGACCTGCTCAAGACACCGAGCCAGCTGCCCGGCACCTACACCGCGGTCCCCGCCGGCACCGAAAAGGTCCAGCCCATCTACATCCCCGAACACGGCGCCGTCGAGCAGGTGAGGCAGGACATCCGCGGCCTGCAGAACACCATCAAGGAGGGGCTCTACGCCGACCTCTGGCGGATCATCACCGACGACGAGCGCTCCCAGCCGTCCACCGCCGAGGAGGTCAGGGCCAAGCGCGAGGAGCGGCTGCTCCAGCTCGGCCCGGTCGGCGTCAACGTGGAGCAGGAGCACCTGAAGCGGGTCGTCGACCGGACCTTCAACCTGGCCGACCGCTCCGGGATGTTGCCGCCGGCGCCGGCAGAGCTCGACGGCGTGGACCTCAAGGTCGAGTTCCTCAGCATCATGTCGGACGCCCAGAAGGCGCAGCAGATCCCAGCCATCGAGCGGACCGCCGCCTTCCTGCTCTCGCTGTCACAGCTCGACCCGGACGTGCTCGACGCCCCGGACGGTGACAAGTTCGCCGAGCGCTACGCCGAGGTGGCCGGGCTGCCGCCGGACCTGATGCGGACCCCCGAGGGCCGCGAGGCGCGTCGGCGCGCGAAGGCCATGCAGGCCCAGGCCGCGCAGCAGGGCGCTGCCATGGCGGTGGCCGCGAAGGGCGCCAAGGACCTCTCCGGCGCGTCGCTCGAGAGCGACAACGGCCTCACCCGCATCCTCGGGACCATGTCGCCCGGGGCCTCCTCGCAGGCCGGTGGCGGCATGTCGGCCCCGCTCGGGACGGGGGTGGCTGCGTGAGCCAGACCACCGACCGTCGCCGCAAGGCTGTCGCCGAGGACGCCCGCCGCCAGGCAGATCGGCAGTACCGCAAGGACGTGGGCCACCTCCTGCAGGACCCGGCCTTCCAGCGCTTCATGGCCGTGGAGTGGTTCGGCCACCTGGGCTTCGGCTCGGACCCCTGCCGCTCGAGCGCCTACGAGGCGCAGCGCGCCGCTGCCCGGATCGGCGTGGCGGTGGAGCAGCGGCGCCGCCTTCTGCAGTTCGACCACACGGGGGTGCAGGCGATCGACGCCGCGCACCACGCCACGGTCGCCATTGAGCTGGAGCTGCTCGACACCATCCAGGACGAGCCAGCGACCGAAGAGGAGCAGACCGATGAGTGACACGACCACACCCGCCAAGGAGACCACCACGGCGGCCCCGGCCCCCGGCGCCAAGGACATCACCACCGCGCCCGAGCCGAAGACCGGCACCACGCCGGACCCGAAGAGCACGACGCCGGCGGCGGGAGCCGAGGGCGAGAAGAAGACCGAGGCGCCGAAGACCGAGGAGGGCAAGAAGCCCGACTCGTTCGTGGAAGGCCTCAAGACCGACCCGGAGAAGAAGCCCGGCGAGGCCGCCAAGGACGCGGCCGAGCCGACCTTCAAGCTCCCGGAGGGGGTCAAGGCCGACGAGCCGCTCGTGGCCGCGTTCACCACCACCGTCAAGGAGCTCAAGCTCTCCGCCGACCAGGCGCAGAAGCTCGTCGACTCCTACGCTGGCGTGGTCGCGGCGCAGAACAAGGCGGCGCAGGAAGCCTGGGCGAAGACGCAGGTCGAGAACCGCAAGGCGCTCGAGGCCCACCCGGAGATCGGCGGCACGCACCTGGAGCAGTCCCAGGCCGAGGCGAGGAAGGCGATCGTCTTCCTCGACCAGAAGCACGGCGGCCTTGGCACGCGAGTGGTCGGCAAGCTGTCCCAGCTCGGGCTCGGAGACGACCCAGACCTGGCGCACTTCCTGACGCTGGCGGGCCGCAGCATGGCCGAGGACCGGACCGGCGACCGAAGCACTCCGAGCACTCCCAGCCAGACGACCGAAGAGGCTCGCCTGGCCAAGCGCTACCACACCATCAAGGGCATCCAGCCCGGCAAGTCCGGCTAGCCCTGAAAGGAATGCAACATGGCTGACACTCGTCTCACCTTGCTCGACTACGCGAAGAGCAAGGACCCCGACGGCACCCAGGCTCAGGTCTACGAGCTGATGAACCAGTTCTCCCCCATCCTGCAGGACGCGCCGGCCTTCCCGTCGAACGCGCCCTACGGGAACCGGACCACCTTCCGCCGCTCGCTGCCGAGCGTCGGGACCGCCAAGATCAACAAGGGCGTGACCCGGTCGAAGAGCACCACCGACCAGCGCGTCGACGCGATCGGCTTCTTCTCGGGCCGCTCCGAGGTCGACGCCCGCATCCGCAAGGTCGAGGGCGACAGCGCCTTCGCCCAGCGGCGCAAGGGCGAGGACACGGCCTTCGAGGAGGCCTTCGCGCAGCTCATCACCAACACCGCCTTCTACGGCGACCAGAAGGCGGACGAGGCCAGCTTCGACGGCCTGCTGCCGCGCATGGGCGCGCTGGCCACCTCGGTGATCGGCTCCCAGGTGCTCTCCCAGGGCTCCGTCACTGGCTCCGACGGCTGCTCCCTGGTGGTGGTCGACTGGGGCGAGCGCGCCGCTCACCTCATCTTCCCGCCCAACACGACGGCCGGCCTCGACGTCCAGGACCTGGGCGAGATCCCGGTCAACGACGTGGACGGCGCCAGCTTCCAGGCCGGCGTCACCGTCTACGAGTGGTTCGTGGGCCTCGCGCTCAAGGACCCGCGGCACATCGGCCGCATCGCCAACATCGACCTCTCCGACGCCCAGGTCGACGCTCCGACCCAGGGCAAGCTCTTCGACAACCTCGAGCGGGTGATGTCGAAGATGCCGGAGCCGGGCGGGGCGCAGCGGGTCATCTACTGCCCGCTCTCGCTGTACGCCGGGTTCCTCAAGCAGGCCCGCAACGTCAGCAACCTGGCGCTCTCGATGATGGACTACCTCGGGAAGCCCACCCCGTCGTTCTGGGGCTACCCCATCCGCCGCAGCGACCAGCTCTCCATCACCGAGGCCACCGTCAGCTAGTCGCTGACCTGAGCCAGGAAAGGAACCGAACCATGATCACCGACTACGACGACGAGCTCACCACCTCCGGCGGGCAGGCCGTCACGGCCACCGCCATCGGCACCAAGGTCAAGGACGCCGGCCAGAACCGGGACTGGGGCGCCGGCGAGGAGCTGGCGGCCTACGCGCGCGTCACCGGCGCCGCTGCCTCCAACCCCACCACCTCGATGACCATCGACATCATCGCGGCGGACAACGCGGCGCTGACGACCAACCCGGTCGTCCTCGCCACAATCACCCCGCTGGCCGCGGCCCTCACCGCGAACAGCCTCCACTCGGTGGGCATCCTCAAGCCCTCCGGCCCGAAGCGCTACCTGGGGTGCAAGTTCACCCCGAACGGCGGCAACGCCACCACCGGCTCGTTCGTCTGCGGGATCGTCCCCGCCGCCGCGCGGCCGCAGGACGGCGTGAACACGCTGTAGTCCCACTGATCGGGCCGCCCCCGCAACGGGGGGCCGGCCCGGTCCCCCACCCGGAGAACCACCCACATGGCAGCCCGATACTGCGTCAACTCCGAGCCCGGCACCTACATCGCCGGCATCGGCTTCGTGAAGGTCGGGGAGTTCTACACCGCCCCCGCCGGACACATCCCTTCCCGCACCGCCCTCCCGCTCAACGCGGAGGCCGCGGCCGAGCTCAAGAAGATCAAGGCCAAGCTGCAGGCCGACGCCAAGGACGTGCTCTCCGAAGCCTCCGGCGGCGACGACGCCGAGAAGAAGGCCGCCCGCCAGCGCTCCAAGGTCCTCGACGGCTTGGCCAAGTCGGTCCGCACCGAGCCCATCCAGCTGCAGGCGGAGGCGCCCGTGGTCGAGGAGGGCCTCACGCTCGAGCAGCTCGAGAACGTGAAGGGCGGCGACCCCAGCCAGGCCCCCGGCGAGAAGCAGGACCGCAAGCTCTAGAGCAGGAGGCGCCCCATGGCGGAGAGCGACGTCGACATCTGCAACCGAGCGCTCGCCTCCGTGGGGAGCACCAAGCTCATCGAGGCGCTCGACCAGACCGGCAGCACGGAGGCTGAGCAGTGCCTCCTCTGGTACGGGCGGCTCCGGGACGAGCTGCTCCGGGACCGGGTCTGGAAGTTCGCCACCCGGCGCGCCTCCCTGGCGCTCGTCGCCGGCGAGACGCGCTCGGACTGGCTCTTCGTCTACGCCCTGCCGGCCAACTGCCTCTCGGCCCGCCGCCTAGTCCTCCCGGGCGAACGCTCCCCGTGGCTGGTGCAGGGCTACCCCTACACCTACTACCAGGGGGCCACCACGGTGCACGGCGTCTCTCCGGCCCCCGTCCCCTTCGACATCGAGGCCCGGGTCGACGGCGTCGGCGAGATCATCGGCAAGGTCCTGCTCTGCGACGTGGAGGACGCCGAGCTGGTCTACACAGTGCGCGCCACCAACCCGCAAGCCTTCGACCCGGACTTCGAAGCGGCGCTCGAGGCCTATCTCGGCTCGAAGCTGGCGCTCTCCCTGCCAAAGGACCCGGCCCGCTCGCGCGAGCTGCGGACCGAGTACGAGGCCGCCTGCCGCAAGGCCGGGGCCAACTCGGTCAACGAGTCCCAGGGTGACCCCCCTGGCGCCTCCTCCTTCGAGGCCTCGAGGTCTTAGATGGCCGAGTTCCGCCAGACCAGCTTCGCGGGCGGGGAATTCTCCCCGACCCTCTGGTCTCGCATGGAGCTCGAGCGCTTCGGCACCGGGCTGCGGACGGCGCGCAACTTCTTCGTGACCGAGCACGGCGGCCTGAAGAACCGGGCCGGCACCGAGCTGGTCGACGAGATGCTCGGGACCACCCGGCTGCTGCGCTTCATCTTCTCGGACAGCCAGAGCTACGTCCTCTGCTTCACCAACCTGAAGCTCCGCATCGCCAGCTTCGGCGGGATGATCGAGAGCGCGCCCGGCGTGCTACTCGAGGTGACCACGCCCTACGCCGCGGCCGACCTGGCGCGGCTCAAGATCGCTCAGCTCGGCGACATCGTCACCATCACCCACCGCAACTACGCGCCGCGCGAGCTGCGCCGCGCCTCGCACACCAGCTGGGCGCTGGCCGCGGTCATCTTCGACGCCCCCACGCCGACTTTCCCAGCCGAGGTGTCGGTGCAGCTCGGGACGCTGACCGGCGCCGACTCCACCCACCCCATCAAGGAGTGGCAGTGGGCCATCACCGTGGTGGGCCAGGAGCTCGCCACCGGCCAGTTCGTCGAGTCGAGCCCCGTGGTCGTCGACCAGAAGTGGGCCTGCAGCGTCGGCATCTGGAACATGGCCGGCGTCTACGCGCTTGGCGTCCGGGTCTGGCACCTGGGCGCCACCTACGTCTCGCTCGCCAACGGGAACACCGGCTTCCCGCCGACCGATCCGACCTGGTGGACGAAGGACGGCACTGTCACCGCGACCTTCACCTACTCGCCGCTGCAGCTGCCGGTAGTGCTCTACCCGGATCGCGTGGTGATGCTGAACTGGGACTTCTCCGGGACCGGCGCTGCCACGATCCCGGGCTGCCGGACCATCTCCTACCGCGTCTACCGCGGTCGCAACGGCATCTTCGGCTTCGTCGGCGAGACCAGCCTGAGCGAGTTCCGCGACGACGGCATCATCCCGGACTTCAGCGTCAACCCGCCCCAGGGCACCGACCCCTTCGCCGTCTACGACGCCGGCGGCGCGGTGGTGAGCCACGACTACCCGGACGTGGTCACCTACTACAGCCAGCGGCGCTGGTTCGCCCGGCTCGGCCGCCTCCAGGGCAGCACCATCAACGCCTACGCCAACTTCGACGTCAGCTCGCCGAGCCGCGCAGACCAGGCCGTCGACTTCACCCTGGCCAGCCGCGCCTTCGAGGAGATCCGCTCGCTGGTGGGGCTCGACATGCTGGTCCCGCTCTCCGCCTCGAGCGAGTGGTCGGTCCGAGGTTCCGGGCGCGAGGAGGTCATCACCCCCACCTCCATCCTGGCCCGGGTCGGCTCGGAGAGCGGCTCCTCCTGGGTCGACGCCCTGGTCGTCGACGACATCATCCTGCACGTCACCGCCAAGGGCACCCGGGTGCGTGAGCTGGTCTTCGACGCCGGCCGCGGCCGCTACGCCGGCGGCGACCTCACCGTCTACGCCAAGCACCTCTTCGTGGGGCGCGCCATCGTCGACTGGGCCTACCAGGAGGAGCCCGACCACGTCATCTGGTGCGTCCTCGACGACGGCGAGCTGCTCAGCCTCAGCTACATGCGCGAGCAGGCGCTCTGGGCCTGGACCCACCACGACACCCAGGGGACGGTCGAGGCGGTCTGCGTCGTGCCGGAGGCCACCGAGGACCACCTCTACCTGGTGGTGCTCAGGAACGGCCACCGCTACCTCGAGCGGATGGCGACCCGGGTGGTCACCGACGTGCGCCTGGGGCTCTTCCTCGACAGCGCGCTCACCTACGACGGCCGGAACACGGCGGCCACCACGGTCACGGTCTCCGGCGGCACCACCTGGGAGCCGGACGACGAGGTGACCATCACCGCCTCGGCCGCCACCTTCGCCGCCTCCAACGTCGACGACGCCGTGGTCCTCAACCCCGACAGCCTGCCTCTCGGCCTCGACCCCGATGGCAGCGAGATCCCCGGTTCGCCGGTGGAGCTCACCATCACCGGCTACACCAGCCCCACCGTCGTCACCGCCCGCCTGGAGGCGTCGGTCCCCTCGGCCTACCGCGGCAGCGCCACCACCAGCTGGGCGCTCGCCGTGAATCACTTCTCCGGCCTCTCCCACCTCGAGGGGCTCTCGGTCCTGGCGCTCGCCGACGGCTCTCCCCAGGGGCCGTTCACCGTGTCCGCCGGCAGCATCACCCTCGACGAGCCGGCGGCGATCGTCCACATCGGCCTCGGGTACGACCAGGAGCTCGAGACCCTCGACTTCCTCGGCCCTCCGAAGAGCAACGTGAAGGCCCTCAAGAACGTCCGGCTCGAGATCGACGGCACCAGGGGACAGCTCGAGGTGGGCGAGAGCCTCTCCGACATGCAGGTCTGGGACCAGCGGGCCGTCGAGCAGGGCTACGGCCCCATCCCCATCGAGACCCTCGAGGCCACCGTCCGACCCACCGCGCGTTGGGCGACCTCCGGCCGGGTGGCGATCCGCAACACCGAGCCCACCCCGGTCACCCTCCTGGCAGTCACCCGCGAGGCGGACGTGGGAGGCAAGTGAGCGGCCTCGTCACCATCGTCCCGGCCACCCCGGACCACGCCCGCCAGCTGGCGCCGATCATGCGCGCCGCCGACCAGGCCGAGGTGCGCGCCTCCGGCGGCTACGAGCCGCTCGACGCCCTCCTCGAGGCGCTGGTCTGGTCGGCCGAGGCCTACACCGGCTTCATCGACGGGGAGCTGGCCTGCCTCTTCGGCGTCGTCCCGGGCACCTTCCTGACCGGGGAGGCCGTCCCCTGGCTCCTCACCTCGGCGGTGATCCAGCGCAAGCCCCGCGCGTTCCTGCGGGCCTCCCGGGAGGTCATCGCCGACTGGATGAGCCGCTACCCGATGCTCGTCCAGCAGGTGGACGCCCGCTACGACCAGGCGCTGCGCTGGGCGGCCCGGGTCGGCTTCCAGGTCGAGGCCCCGGCGCCCTTCGGCGCCGACGGCGCGTCGTTCTGCCGCATCAGCATGAGGAGGGCCTAGGTATGTGCGAGCCCGTCACCCTGGCCACCATCGCCATCGCGACCACCGTCGCGGCCGGCGGCGCCAAGGCCTATGGCGAGTACCAGCAGGGAGAGGCCCAGGCGAGGGCCGCCCAGCAGCAGGCCGAGGTGGAGCGCGCCGCCTCAGCCGACGTCCTGGCCCGCGGCGCCGTCGAGGCCGGGAAGGTCAGGACCGCCGGCTCCCGGCTCATCGGGGAGAACGTGGCGGCCCTGTCGGGCTCCGGGGTCGACGTCCAGGCCGGCTCGGCCGGGGCCGTCGCGGCCGACACCCGAGCCCAGTCCGAACTCGACGTCGGCACCGTGAAGTCCAACGCCGCCCGGGCCGCTTGGGGACACGACGTCCAGGCCGGCCAGATGGACTTCGCCGCGAGGAACGCCCGCTACCAGGCCAAGCTGGCCATGGCCGGAACCTTCCTCGGGACCGCGTCCAGCGCGGCCTCGATCGCCTACGGGATGCCCAAGGGCGCCCCCGCCGCGGCCCCCACCAACACGACGATCGGGAACTGACCAGTGCCGACGGTCCGCGTCTACCAGTCGCAGGTCCAGCAGGACGCCCTGCCGACGCCGCGGGCCATCCCAGCGGACACCAGCGGCTACGGCGAGCTCGCCCGCGGCCTGGGGACGGTCGCCGGCGAGACGAACCGGGTCGCACAGCAGGAGCTCGAGAGGGCCCGCGAGGCGCAAGTGATGGACGGCTACGCCCAGGTGGTGAAGTCCCACCAGGACATCTCCTCGGTGGTCCAGCAGCAGAGGGGGAAGGACGCTCTCGAGCAGGACCTGGTCACCCAGACCGGCGAGCTCTTCCAGAACTCGGTCGACACCATCACCCAGGGCTACAAGGACCCGGAGGTCCAGACCCGCATCAAGAAGCTGGCCACCAGCCAGGGGCTGCAGCTGCGCGCCAGCGTCGACGCCCACGTGGCCCAGCAGTCCGACCAGTATGCCGTCCAGTCCTTCAAGAGCGCGGTGGCGGCCAACGAGGACGCGGCCTCCAAGGCGGCCCTGCAGAAGGACGCCGCCGGGCTGCAGGTGGCGATCGGCTCCAACCAGGGCGCCATCGACTCCATGGCCTCGAAGTGGGGCTGGGACCAGGCCACCGTCGACGCCGAGAAGAAGGGCTCGATGGACCGGATCGCCGAGACGGTGGTCCCCGCGCTCCTCACCGGCGAGAACCCCGACACCGGCGGGGCCGCCGCCTTCCTGCGCGAGCACCGCGCTCAGCTCACCGAGAAGGTCGCCTCCCGGCTCGACGCCGGGATCGCCGAGCGGACCAGGGTCGACGTCGGCTACGCGCTCGCCCAGGACGCCGCGAAGTTCAGGATGGGGACGGGTGAGGTGGACATCGGCGCGGCCGACGCCCACATCAAGAAGATCGCCCGGAACCCCCAGGAGGCCCGGGTGGCGCAGAGCTTCCTCGACCAGGAGGTGGCCCGCGGCAAGGCCGTCTTCGGGCAGCGGCTCGAGGCGAACGCCGCCAATGCCATGGCGGCCTTCACTAAGGTCGACCCGGTCACCGGGAAGCCGCTCAACTCGATCGCGGCGGTGCGGGCGCTCTCCCCCCAGGCGTGGGACTGGCTCAACAACACCGCGGTCTCCGGCATGGAGGGCCAGAAGATGGTCCGCACCCTGGAGGCCTGGGACCGGGAGGAGAAGAGCCGGATCCGGGGCGAGCGGATGCAGCCAACCCCCGACCAGGCCGCCCGCGCCATCCAGGTCGAGGCCTGGCTCTACGGCAGCCCCCGCGAGGTCCAGGCCACCCCGCCGGAGGTCTTCTCCAGCCAGTGGATGAACGTCGACCAGAAGACCGGCGAGGCGCTGCTCAGCCAGGCCGACTACCAGCGGCTCGGCAACGTCTACGCCCAGATCCACGGCAAGCCGCTCGACCAGTTTTACTTGGAGAACCCCAAGGCGGTCGTCATCGACGAGATGAGGGAGGCCTTCCCCAGGCTCAAGAAGCCGGAGGCCAAGTGGGGCGAGCTCGAGCTCCGGGTCTACAACGAGGTGGCGGCTCGGGCGGAGAAGGAGTTCGCCGGCGGGAAGCCCGACCCGGTCAAACTCCGCGCGTTCGTGAAGGGGCAGATCTCCAGGGTCCAGGTCGAGACCCTGGGCGGCTACGGCCCGGACGCCTCCATTCCCAAGGTGCAGGCCGAGGTCACCGGCCGCGCGACCACCGGGGCGGCGCCGGCCGCCGTCGCCCCTCGCCCGGCCACCCCCGGGTCGAAGGTGCCCGTCGTCGGGCCCAAGGGTGAGGTCGGGACCGCCGACGCCAACGGGCTGGACACCTGGCT